CAATGTTCCACTACCACTGTTTCTGAAACCAATAAACCAACCAGGGGTCAATGACGCCGCGGTTGGTAATGTAAATGTTGCGTTACCACCAGTCCACACAAATGTTGCCGCTCGGCTAGAGTCTAGTAGTGTAGGTACGCTTGACACTTCTACAATATTGCCAGTTACGGCTAATTTACCGGCGACAGTTGTAAGTCCCGCCCCCTGAAGTGTGGCGGCATCGGCAGAAGATGTACCAGTGCCAAATGTGACGTTTTGCCAGGTGCCGTTTTCTGTAGAGTTATCTGCTAAATAAAAATACTTAGACTCGCCAGGTACAATCGTTACAGACGCACCACCAGAAAAGTTAGTAATAACAAAATCAACTGCACCAAAGTTACGGAATAGAATATCTGTCCCGACTGAGCCCTGATTACCGGCAGGTAAACTTACCTCAAGGCTGGCGGCTTGCGGGATACAGTCGATAATGCGTGCAGCTGGGACTTGCGTTGGGTTTACGACAGCGGGCCAATAGAGTTCTTGGTTAGTGCTAAATGTCAGCTCATAATAAGATACGTCTGTTGGCTGGACAACGGTGCCAGTAAACGGCGATGTAAATGTTGGCATATTTTAAGGTTCCTGTATCGTAGTATTTCGATCAATCTTGCGGCTGTTGTCTTCTTTTTTGAGCGCACCGATTGCGTCTGTGTAGTACGACTTCCACACTGGTAGTTTGTCAAGCGCCTTTAAAAATCCTTGTGCTTGAAGTAAGGTACCAAAGAGCATAGCCTGTGGGCACTCTCTAGTAAACAGGTTGGTCTGGTTTGTGTCGTCCAAGGGCTGAATTTCACTGTAATAAATAATTTCTACAGAGGCGTCTGCATTCGGCGCAGGCGCAATTGCCCAGTTGTTGTAGTCATACTCTGCGTAAAACTGTGGCGTCGCCGGAGTAGATTCAGACTGATACATCGCAACGTAGTCTTGCGAGCGCATCACAATTGGCGCACCGTTTACTTTAAGTGATACTGTCTTTCTCCAGCGCGCAGGCTTTTGCAGAATAACTTGGTTTTGAGCAAGTGTCGTCTCCACTACAGTTAGTTGCAGTAGTGTCTTTAGTTCTGCGGCGATGGCAGACTCCGCTAAACCAATTAGGCTTGGAATCTGTGCTATAAAACCTGGGTCGTCACGCTCCATGTACCGCTGAACGTCTGCGACCAGGTTGTCGTAGTTCATTATGTATGCGCCGCTCATCGTGTGTAGTAGCTTATATTAGGTTGGAAATAAATTGGTGACTTGTCGCGATCTTCTTCTTCAAACTGAGTCCGGGCATCTAACGCTAGTTTTTCCAGGTATTGTACTCGGGCTAGATCGGATCCAGGTAGCTGCATAGCCAGCTTGTGTGACAGCGCGGCCTGGAAGTATGGCAATGCACGGTCAGGCATGTAGAGCTCGTTGGTGAGCGAGCCTACGTCTTGTGGCTGTAGTTCTAAGATTAACGAAAACGCCTGGAAGTTATTGTTTGGTACTGGCCACAGATACATCTCTGGATCAATCTGGCGATTAAACCAATACTGCAGCGAGCGCTGACTTGGAAACTGCTTATTAGGCAGCGAGAAGTAATCGGTACGATTAAGACGGGCCAGGGGAATTACTTGTTGTGACTGGGCAAACTGAATTGCGCGCAGGGAGAACGTCGATCCGGCGTTGCGGTTTTGCAGTCTGTAAAAGTAAAACTGCTGAGTAATATCAATGTTAAAATATTGCCACTGGCGATCAGTCAACGTGACGGATGGAAATGATTCCCAAGTAGTCCAGGTGATTCCGTCCTGACTTACTTGCAGATCCAGATCATAAGTAGCACTGCCACTAGGAACATAAGCGTTAAAGCCAACATAAAATAACCTTGTCTGCTGTTGATATTCAGCACCAAAATAGTTGTCTAATATAGTTGATGTTTCAAAATTATCTAAACTTGCGTTAACAGTTTGGTCAAACAGTTTATACGCGTTAGCGTTGCTTGCAGGTAACGCGGTCGCAAGTTCTGGATTGGTGATGTATATCCAGTTTGCCTCTAGTACATCGACGCAGTTGGAAGGCATTTTTAAAACTTGCTGGTTTGTCTGGGCCCCGAGGACCACAATCTTTTGCAGCCAGATATTAATGCCACGGTTAACCGAGGTCTGCAGAATGTAAAAAAGCGCCTGCCTGGCGGCCTGTACATACTCGGGGGTCATCTCCTCCGAGGTCTTCCCGGCGTCGCGAAACGCATAAGAAATAAGTTGATCTACGTTGACCTTAGTCGCGTTGTATGTGCCTGAGTATGCCACAGATTATCTCCCGCGCTTTTGTACTTGGTTGGGTGGGGTCTTGAATGACATTATTTGCAGGCCTTTCCGCCTTTTTTGTACGGAGCTGCTGGCGGTGGGACTAAACCGGCCGCTGCAGGAGACTGCTTAATTAATTCGCTCTGCTGTGCTGGTCCAAGTTTTTTTGCGCGCTCCATCTTTTCCATCATGCGGCGCTTTTCCAGTTCAGACATCTGTCCTTGACCCATAGGCGCAGACGGGGCTGCCGCCATAGGGCCGGCTTCGGCTGGGCCACTCATGCCTCCCATATTTAATTTTTTAGGCTTTTGGCGTTTTGTGTTGTCAATGTCTTTAATGTCTTTTTTTGTCATAGGCGTCCCGTAGGCATTCTCTACAGTACCCCCAGTTTTGTAGCGACCGACACAGCCCCCTTCTTTTTTAGCGCGGCCGCCTTTTTTCAATGTAGACAAATTGGTCTTTTCACCGCCGTGCTGCTGCTTGTCATGGATTGACACGGCCTTCTTGACAATCTGCTTGTCCTTGGCGATGTCCTGGGAGACCTCTGACTTTTCAGAGTGGCGTGACTTATAGACGGAGCCGCCTTCTTTGAAGCACGCTACGCCCTTAGGTAATTTTTTGAAGCCTTCCATGGTATATCCTCGAGTTAAGTTGTTGATTAGACTGATCAGGTCCTATATATAATAATACAAAATAGTGCAGTTTTACGCCCTAGTAATCAGCCAGGAACAGGGCCCTCTCACGCTTGCGGCGCTTTTGTATCTCGGGCGGGTGGTTCCAGAGCAAGATGGCGTCCGCGGCGGCCTGGTAGTCGCCCTCGTTTAGCTTACGCACGACGGTAGACTGCTTAAACTTATCCTCACCTATGTTGAAGCAGAGGCTGTGTAAGGCGTCAAATTGACCCTGCCTTAGGGGTGAATACTGTATATCAAACTGCCACAGCAACCGTGAGTCACTTTGAAAAAACGCATCATATAACCAAACAGTAGTTGGTGATCCAGCAATCGTTCCGGTTACTGTAACTGTCGTATTGGGCGCCGAATAAACAGCGCCGGTTACTGTACGTACAACCGGCGTTGTCTGACTAAATATAACCGATGTGCCGTTTGGAAAAGCCGACGTTACGTCACCAGCAATTACAAACTGTGCCGTAGTATTAGACACCAATGTAAACGGCGCGTAGCCAGGTTTAATATTTGCAATTAATGGTCCGCTACCGACACCAAACGTAGTGCCCGTAGTAAATACCTCTAAACCAAACTCGTTGCCAACAAAAACATAATTAACGCCGTTAAACGAATTAGTGATCATCCCCCGTGGAATGCCAGTGAACGTCGCAAACAGCTCGCGGTAGCCTCCCATTTTTTTAGGTGTGCCACGTTGAAAACGACACCATTCTCCATCACTAAACTCTCGGGACTCAAATACTGTTCCGTCTCGTTTTATACCCGGCTGCACGCCAAGCGTGTAGACCAGGTTATATTGTTCTGGTAGATTGCTTTGCCCGGCCATTAGAACGTCCCGCCACCAATTAACCCTGCGTTAAATGTTGCTGGTGTTGATACTTGTGGGCTTAGCGTGTTGGTATTATCAAGGCTTAGCATATTAGTTGAGTTGGCTGATAGGCCAAGTATATTAGTTCCAACTAAATACATGCCGGTATTGGTGTTGCTAATAAACGAATGTGATGGTGCCGCGGCGGTTCCATTAATTGCAAGGAATGTATTGGTTGTTGATTGGCTAATAACATATAAGAAGTTACCGTCACTCAAAACTAAGGCAATTGCGCCGTCTGCTAAATTAATCGGCGTCTGTAGGCTGCCAGATACTTGGAATGTAACGTTGTATGATGGTTGATTAGTTTCGTTAACTAACACATACAGCTGCGTTGTGGCTGGAAGGGTAACCGCCAAAGTAGTCGAGCGTGTGCCAGACAGCGCAACATATGTCTGAATAACAGGTGCGTATGATACTAAGCTAAAAGTACCACCAATAATAGAATCCACGTCATACGCCGCGGATGTAAACGTAACATTAGACGGTAGTGCTAAACCAACGGTAAAGAAATTACCTGTTGACTGCTGGAACATAATAAACCCAGACTCTGCCGGGTTAATATCTAAGTTGGCGCCACCGTTAATTAACGACGTGCCCTGGGGTGC